CTCAAAGAGGGGTACGTGCTTCTCTAAGGACGCTACAGAGTGTACGTCGCATAAAGTTACCTCTCCATGACCTTTTTTATGATTGTAAAGAAACTCATTACGAATGTAACAAGTAATTGTCGGAAGATTATGATTTAAGTAAGCCAATCTCTTTCTCCTGGAAAATAATAATCAACTAACTCTTCATCCTTTTTGATATCATGTATTGCATATAAAGAACCCGTATCCTTATTATATGCAACATTAGGTGAATGTGAGTGATTAATATAGTATTGTGGTCCTATTCTATTTAAGTCACAATCAATCCAGAAACCTTCATCATCACAATACGTTAAAGTTTCAATTCTCGATTTAATTTCAGGATTAATTTCTGACCATTGTACTTTATATGTCTGATTTGATTTGAATATACAAGTATCCTTTGGTATATTCACCAAAGCAAAAACACCCACCCCGCCACAAACTTTGCTTGGAGCGAGATAGGTGAGTAGTTGTAAGTTATAAGGATTCATCTATTATCCTTTACCTTGTCCACGATACTTCTTTTTACGTCCATTACGAGAAGTTGCTGAAAGAAGTGTTGAATTTGATTGTCCTTGACGAGTTTTCTTAGGTTTTCCTGGAATATAACTTCCACCTTTCATCATTGCCATTTAAATTTCCTCCAGTTCAATTAAAGTTGGATCAAAATCTTTTTCCGAGAAGAAACGCTCAGAAAGTTCTTGAAGAACCTCAGTACATTCTTCTGCACTGAGGTTTTGATAAATTTTACGTCCTTTATAAAGTACGTGATATTGTGTCATCAGATAATACGAGTTTTCTCATGTCCTACACGAATACGAGGATCGCACCAAATTTCATAACCCTTTTCAATTGCATCAAGACAGAATGAAACATCTTCACCACACATATCTTGAACTGCACCTGATTCAAAGACTTGCATTTTTGGTGCAAACCAAGGATATTCAAGATTTTCAAAAACACCCTTTTTAATGAGTACCCATCCAAAACCTGTGTAATCTACAGTAAATGGCTTACGACGTTTGCTGATTGATTCCACAGTTTCATGATTCATCACTCCGCCATTTTTACGGAAATCATCTTCTTCTAACCAGTGTGCAACTGAAGTAGTGTGCCCATCTTCTGTTGCATACCATCCAGCACTAATCGGATGCTCCTCACCTTCTGCAGGAAATGCAACATCGCACAATTGCCAGAATTTTTCTGTGGTGAATACAATATCACTATCAATCCATAATTGATAATCATACTCAAGTTTTCCGTCCCATGGAATTTGTTTTGGTCCTCGAAGTACATTTGCACCAAGTACTTTACAACGAGCAAAATTAACCATGGATGAGTAATCTTGACTGATCTGAATACTCATTCCATTTTGTACCATATCAAAACATAATTGTACAAAGTTCTTTAGGAAAATATAAGAACATCCTCGACCTGGAAGACAAAATACAATTGTCTTTCCTTTCATTCTTTCTTTAATTGCATCATAATCCCATTCTGCTTCGGTCTTTTTTGGTTTTGCAGCTTTTACAGTAAATCCTTTTGCCATAAGATTGAAGTAACTTCAGTTTTAGTTTAACAGTGTCATATTAATTTGTCAATGAGATGAATTGGAAATCATCTCCCGATTTAACAATAATTCCTCATATGTTAAATCATCAGTACTATAATCAGTTTTCATTAATCCTACCATTGTCTTTAATTGTTTCCAAGTATTTTTAAACTCATCCTCCGTTAATGAATGATATAAACATTTATCCTTTGCGTAAATATGATAAATCTTTTCCATTATATTTTTTTCCTCCGGAATTTTTTTGTAGTATTTTTAATTCACTACCGCATTATATATCACTACTATTAATATACCAAGAGGTATACCAATAATACGGAATACCTTACCTGGATATCGTATTGTCCACCCAGCAAGAATAACTCTCCAAAAATTCCAATATGGTGCCCTTCTCATTTCTTTTTTCTTTTTCTTGCAGCATTCTTTTGAGCACAAGTCCTTCCTTGCCCCTTTGATTTATTCTTATTAGGACGACTCTTACCGTTTTTATGAATCCATCTGAACATTGAAAATATCTCCGGAAATTTTTTTATGAGAGTGATATAAAGATCGAAAAAGACATACAGTGTAGGTTAGGGTAGTGAGGCATTTTTATAACGCATCGCCCACCATAAACAATCAACAACAAATCAAAACACTGCCGAATAAGAATACGAATAAACTGCGATTACACGAATAAACTAATAAGATTTATTCGTGATTGATTGTTAATTCTAATTAACGAAACATCTATCAAGTGATGTTGTTAACTGATGTGGGGGTTAAGTGATACTTAGTGCCCCCACGGTTGTTAACACTCAGGACATCAAAAGTGCTTGAATTTCATCTTCATTCTCAGGACAATCTGCGATGCCTTCAGATTCACAAACCTCAGTACGAATATCCTGATAGATTGTTTCCAGAATGTTGAGAATCTGCTCTCCGTTGTTACCTTGACGGAGCATACCAAGTGCAATCGAACGAGACATAATGTGAAAGAAAAGTGTAAAGAACTGTTGGTGCTTTTAATGTCATTCACCAGGACAAACAGTTTATGTCAATTAAGACCTAAACGGAAAGCAACATCCTCATGCTCAAAGAATACCTCTGCGATCTCATCAAGCAACGAATCTGTGAGGTTGATGTTAAACTTCTCACAGACAAAATCACATGCAGTGTCCAAATCTATCACGGGGTTATCATCAATGAAAGCACGAAGATCAGGTGCGAAGAAGAAGTCCATAACGAAAGATTGATGAAGGAAAGTGTTAAATTATCAGAGAGTCATGCCAGAAGTGAACTTAACTGTTTCTCCATTAGTTGATACAAACCACTCACCCTTTTTCTGAAACACATGATCATCAATACCATGTGCGAAAAGTAATGCATTGAGACGGGATTTTGTGGTTGCTGTTTGCCAACCTCCATCAAAGATCTGAATGAAGTTATCACCAATTGTGGCAATATGATTACCATGAAGAAAAACACGAGACATATTTGCATTGTCTGTTTTCACTTCAGTGTTGCCATTCTTCCAATTGAGGGCCTCAGTCACTGCTTCATTCATGAGACGTTCGATCTTACGCATGACAGAAAAGTGTTGTGGAGTTTGTGTGTAGAACTGTTGAAAGATTGAATCAGAAAGGATTAGTCCAAGTTTCGTATTGCTTCATGGTGATCTTTCTACCCTTGCACAGAGTATCTGTGAAATTGTTCCAATTCTCACGGGTGTAGATAGGATCACCTTTTACAACACCGAAGTGAAAATTGCGGCACTGATAGAGTGCTTCCTTCTTAGTCATAACAGAAAAGTGTTGATTAGTGAGAAACAGTTAAGTTATCAACCGTCGAATCGATGACGGGGATTCTTTACACCCCAGAAACCGAATCTGCCGCAAAGGTTACAGAAACCTTCAAACTCCCAATCAGTTGCAGCATCATTATTCTCACGAAGTGCTCGAAAGAAAAACTCACGATCACGGGTGCTGAGATCATCAATGCTGCGGGTGCGGGTGTTGCTCATTGGTTTCGGTGTCGTTCTTTGACTCTTTAATAATCCCACAGATTGGGGGAGAATACAAGTGGGGGTTGTGCCAGTTCCCCAACTGGTTTTCTCTTCACAAACTCATGCAATTGCCTCCTCGAAGACTTCTTCAACCATGCGAAACTCTGCATTGCTAAGTGTACACCACTCGCACTGATCAAGCATCCAATCTAATGCTTGCTCGAAATTAGCATCGGTTTCCATCACAAACTGCGGAAGGGATTGCAGTGCAGAGAAGAAGAGATCTCGGTTGGTCATTGATTGTGTTCCTTTGACTCTTTAATAATACAGGATTTCCACCCCTGTGCTCATTTATTGTGACACTAAAACATGTGGCACAGATTCTTATCAACAATAGGTGAAAATCAATTGTTTATAAATAATAGAGTTATTTGTTCCGTATGGTGTCAATAACTGTCAGTGAGTTTCAAACACTGAACTCTCCTATATGGGTCAAGAGTCAGATACAAACTCACATAAAGTCAGTTAACACTTAGGAGAGACAGATAGCAGACAACTTAAGATTTAAGGGTTGCCAGAGAGTGTTAAAAAACTCACCCTAAAACTGGTTTTTGTTGTATCAATTTTAGGGTGATATTTTGATCTGACTTACCACCTAATAGGAGCATTTAGATCCTCAACATATGCTTCACACCTCTCATTTCCTTGCAATTCAAACAACTTCTCCCAATCAATATCCCTTGGATTAAAGTCATCAAGTGCTTCAATCTCCAATGTAATGCGATACTTACTCTTCTGTGCTGAATGATAGATAGCAGGCATAAATCCTCGAAGAATGGTGAACTGTTGTTATTCTAAGATCGACAGGGGATTTTGTCAATCTGTTGAGGGTATTTATTCGGAAATCTGATGTTTTTGAGATCTTATGTTAGGGATTTTTGATTTCTCGGGGGGTTGACAGATCGGGGGCGAGTGTGATAAACTGCGCCCTTAGATCACTACTCTATGAGACATTTAGAGAGACATAAATCACAAGAACTCAGCACATTTAGAGAGACATAAATCACTACTCTATGAGACATTTATCAGGACATAAGTATCAGATAAAAGATAAAAAACACACCTTAAGTGATACGAATCATTATCAGTATCATAGAATGATAACAATAATTACCAAACAAAAGAAAAGGGCAAGTTAATTAAAAATACCTTTTTTTAATGTTTTTTTATTGTTTTTTGCTTAAAATCATCAAAATAGTATTAAATCAGGTGAGCAGGACTACCACAGGAGATGTAGAACTGAATCATACGATTAGCATCCTCTAGTGTAGGAAATGATTGAGTTCTCCACTGTTGAGAATAGGGAGTGAAATAACGAATGAGAAACATCAGAAACGATTACAGATCAGAACTTTTCCATCCATTGTTGTATCTTTTGAAGTGCAGTTTGTTGATCATTGCACTTACACTTACGAAACTTGGTAGTATTTAATCCTTTGGAGATCAGTTCGAGTTTATTATCACGAAAACAGAAGATTCCGTATCGTGAATTATGAAAGATGTTATTCTTCCATGTGTCTTGAGAATCAGCACTTACCTTGAAAAAGGTAGAAGAACTGTTACCAAGAGTTCTGTTTTCGATGTGAAGATAAGGAAACATTTTAGTTAATTACAACATGCCGATAAGAAAACTCACTTACCAACCAACCTGTTTCTGATGTAATCTCTTCACAGATGGCATATTCAAACTCGGCAATGTCAGCATCAGGATGACAATCAATCTCAAAGATGCGACCTTCAATGTCACCCTCTAGCATCTTCACTTGTGATGGGGTGAGACTCTCAAAACCCTCATCTGTAGTGTCAAACTTGACATCGTAGACTTGAACAGTTGGCATCAGTTAGAAGGGAAATTACGGCAGACGGCATCACATAGCACCTTCACAAGATCATCACTAGGAAGGTCAAGTTCACTCAAATACTCATCAACAATACAGTCAATGTCCTCCATCAACTGTTCACGTTGCATCAACATTTCAAGTTTGTCAGGCATCAGTTTCCCTCCAGAAGTTCGAGTTTGGCAGTATCAAGTTCCCAACTATCAACCAGATCATAGTTAGGTTCTTCTAGAAAATCCTTTGCTTCTTCTTCAGTTTCAAAGGAAACTGTGGTGTAATAAGTTTCAGTGATCTCAACAGTGTAAGACATAATCAAAAAGAGAAAAGTGTTGCGAAAAAAGTGAATGAAACAGCAGTGGTAATCACTGCCAGGTTAGTGAAAGTCATTCGGAGATGATAGTGTAAAGAGTGTGCAATGCTTTATGAGAAGTGTAATAAAACTTTTGAGTTTCATGACACCACAGTTTGTAAGCATCACAACCCATCGAGTAATCTGCTATGTTGTAAGTGTAAGATCCATCACTTACAGTTTTATCAAACATTGAACGGACTTGATTGTAGTCAATGGTGGAAGTCATTTGAAGTTTGATTCCTTTCGACATTGTTAGTATTGCACCGATCGGGGGACTTTGCAATCCCCCTTGTGACACTTATCAGATTGGTTCAGATAATCTCAAACTTAACAACTTCCAGAAAACCTAAAGAGTCCAGAATGTTATTTTGTCGAATCAGATTCGCATCCAATAATACTTGAATTGATCGCATTCTCTGACTCCAATTATTCACAATTCCATCTTGAATAACAATCTCAGCAAGAATCTCTTTCTGTGCTTTTGTGAGAGTCATGTCAGTTGTGTTCCTTTGACTCTTTAAGAATACAGGATTCTGGACTCTGTGCTCATTTATTGTGCCACAAGTATGAGTGGCACAGATTGTTGTTAGTTTCGACGTGAAAGTTCTGCAATCAATAAATCCAAATACTCATTTGCTTCTGGTGTTTTTAATAATGCTGCATCTGCAATCTCAAAAGATAAATCAGAATCAGCAAGTTCTTGAAGTTCTTGTTCAGTGTAGAATCCGTAATCAGTCATTGTCATACTCATTAACAACTTTTTCTAATTTAGTAAGAAGTTCAGGTGTAAAGTTTTCTACAATCGGTTGCGGTTCTTCATCTTCATTGCAATCATAATACAAATCACATTCATATTCATAAGCAAGATCTTCATCGAACAACATCAGATTCTCTAGTTGTTGTTCAATGCTACGAATGAGTTGTGCTTGATTCATCTCAACCTCCACCATAAACATAACTTACAACACCTTCAGGATAATTGATATTCTCAATCACCTTAATTGCTGCTTTATTAAACTCTTCCTGCATTGATTGATTGTGCAAATCATTATCCTTCCATCCAAACTCTTTCATGAAAAGTTGTTCACATCGAGGCAGTGATTCTGCTGCAATGACACACATTCCATCAGTGTAATCATACAGCACTTCGTTGATAATGTAGAGATTCATAATTTCAGTTCAGAGTGAAAGGAATAGTGGACAAAACATTATCATCAGCATCATACTTTTCATAGATCCATTCATCATCTTCTACATTCAGATAAGTATGCAGAACACCATTGGATTTCTCTTTCATAAAGGATCCACACCACTTATCGTAAATGTAACCAGAGTTCAAAAGTGCATCCTCAAAAGTCATAGTTCAATCTCCCAGTTTTCATCAGAATTAAGATTAACCCAAAAGTGATTCTTACCATTGATTGATGTAAGAAACACCCGATCACCTTTGTTTTGTTCAATGATACATTCGGGGTTTGATTGCATCAGATTAGCAAACCGATTCTTTGCTTTTTTTGATTTTGGTGATACAAATGCAGTCATGATTGTGCTCCAAACATTTCAGTGAACAGATCGACGTTCTCTACTTTAGGTGAATCAATCCAAAAGGGACGATCATCAAGAGAACATGCCCAAGCATTAACCTCAAAAGTGTACTCAGTGTAGGTATTATCATCCGCACAATAAGATAACCCAGTGCGAGGAATCAAAGTACCAATTTTGGACGCATTGGTGAAGATGTTCATTGAATTGATTGATCTCAACATTGATAGTATTGCACCGATCGGGGGACTTTACAATCCCCCTTGTGACACTTAGATCACTGGTTCAGGTTGTTGATAACCTGCTGAGCACAATAGTAAGCACTCAACCAGTCATCAAAAGTTCCAACAGTTGAAGTAACACTGTGACGAGGATTGATCTGCTCTGTAACAGAAACTCTGAACACATCAGCAGTTCCGTTATCAACGTACTTTGCCGAGTGAGTGATGCTCACATCGTCGTTATCCTTGAAACGATACACAGAACGAGTATTCATATGATGCGCTTCGATCTCATCACCCCAGTACACTTCTGCCTTGAAACCTGCACGAAACAGGGACATTCCCTGCTCCAGATTATCAGCAACAGTGAAAAGATTGGAAGTCGTCATTGAATTGATTGATCTCAACAATGTAAGAATACATGATTTTGGGTGCTCTGCACATTTTGTGTGCCGATATTTTGATTGGCACATGCTGTAGGATTTTGATGTGATCTGCTGCTGATGCTGGTGCGTCTCAGATCCGTCTCAATGAGAACCCAGTCATAGCAAGGGATCTCAGGTTATCAAAAACTCAAAAATCCATAATTTCATTCTACATGAGCACTACATCATTCAGAACAATGCAATTATGAAAAAATCAGTTTTTGATAACAAACAAAAAAAGAGGAGTGAAATAGTATCACTCCTCTCTGAAATGTATCAGTTGTCCAGTGTTTCCAGATCACCATTCTTCAGTGCTCGATGCAACTCCCGTCCCCAAGATGTTGCTTCTCGTGCTTCAGAATCTTCCAGCAGATCAATCCAACGAACAGCAGCATTATCATCCTCAAAAGCATAATGATACACTTTGTCGGGATTGCTGTTAAAAATCACCAGCAGATCATAGGTTCCTTCCTGTTCACCAGAGATTACAGAAAGTTGAGAGATTGCACTGCTATTCACAGATTGATGAACAAAAGTGCGGGTGAGAGTTGCAGTCATGATAAAGATGAAAAGTGAATGTGAAAAAGTGTTAGAAAAGATCAGGATTGCCAGGCAGGTCGATGATACAATTCTCCAATCTCAGTATTGACAAGAACCTCAGGCAATTTACCCTTGTAAAGTGTTGCTAATCCTGCAAGAGTATGTGCATCATAAGACTCATTATTTAGAATCCATTTACGATGACCAGTTTGCAGATCTGATGCCATTCGGAGAATCATAAAGTTAGTTTCCTCTCGACTTCTTAAAGATACAGGATTTAGGATGCTCTGCACATTTTGTGTGCCACCTATCTGACTGTCACAATTTGTTTATGCTGTCTGCCAGAATTGTGCTTCCTTAATATCCGAATCGTAATACTTTCGGAGAATCGAATTGATAATAGGATAAAATGATTCATTACCACTAGGATACCCACATTCTTGTGCTTCTCGTAGAAACTTAAGAATACAAGTTTGCTCGTCTTGAGTAAGATTAACTCGATTCAGATCGTAACCAGTGTTCATCATCAATAAATGGGAGAAACAGTGAGACGTTGATAATGAGTGCCTTGCAATTCAATTAACATTGCATCGACAACTTTGTCCATTTGTTTGAGAATCGTGCTTTGATGTTTGCACTTTCTCATCTTCACTTTCTTGATGGTAGTAGTACCATCTTTCCAGTCAATCTCAACAGAATAGTTCATCAATTCTGCTCCTGTTCTTGTTGAATTAGCATAAATTGTTCTTCTGTGACTTCATCTACGCACTCCTGAATTACAGTGTAGATGTAATCAATGTTGCCAACATCATCGAAGATTCTTTCTGCCAATTCGGGATGTTTGTCACAAGGATAAGTCGGTTCGTCATTTTCATCACGAATCATACAATCTTCATCAGTGTAAATCCATGCCGCACAAGGTGCATTTTCACCCTTAAACTCTACCATTTGATTGACAAGTTTTTGGAGTTTTCCGAGAGTGTAGTTCATTAGAAGTCGATAACTTGAGAATCAGTCAGTTGTTGCACAATTCGATCCAGATCTTCAATGACACCCTGCATTGCGGACCTAGAGTAACCCGTGGCGAAAGGATAACCTTCACGTTCATTTTGTGGTGCAGTGTAAGTCACATTCACGGCATCTTGCAGTCGTTCTTGAAGACAAATAAGTTGAGTGTCGATGTTCATTTGAGTTGTGTTGTTTTCGACTCTTTAATAATACAGGATTCTGGACTCTGTGCTCTTTTATTGTGCCACTAATACATGTGGCACATATTGTTGTTCAGAATCGTTGACGATCATAAACTGACTCATTCCAACCATTCCGATAGTATTCACGACGTTCATAATCTTCCGCAGTGAAAGCATCATCAAAGTCACCATCTTCCTCATAGTAAGCATCAAACTTACTCCAGGATTGTCCGTTGTAAAATGAAGTTTTAATCATGCGTTTTGAAAGTAAGTACCGTTTGCTTTTTCAAGTGTAATCAACTGTTCATGAATCTCATTGATAACATTGTCATCAAGTTCATCAACAGATTCAACCTCAACCCAATCATCAAGTCGAATTGAATTACTTTGACTGATAGGTGTCATGTAAAGTGTTCCCTCCGAATCAATCGAATAAACACAACCATGTCCGTCAATTTGAAGAATAATCATGATAAATCAGTTGTTTTTGAAGGAACGAACGATGACGTTTTTGATGAAGTTAAACAGAAAGTATGCACCGAACACTTTCACCCAGGCAAGATTCAATCCAAAGATAAAGACAAGAACTGCCCAGATAATCGTAGGAGCAAGAAACAGGAGGATAATTCCTGCAATCGTCTTACCAATAAACTCTCCAAGTTTTTGTGCTTCGGCAAGTTTCTTTTCTTCGGGAGTCATCCTCATCTCATTAAGTTTTTCAATAAACTTTTCAGGAGTGATTTCTTTGTTCATGGTAGAAAAAGACATTTTGTGATTCAGTAGTTAGAAACGGTTTGGAAAATCATTCCAGTGGAATTGTAACGTAAATCTACGTCACAGTGATACTCTTCACTCAAACTGTATGCAAGATCAACTGCACGATCTGCATCAGTGGTAGTGTTCTCCCACGGTGCAGCAGGGCAGATAACATCAATTCGAGTGTCAGGATGAAGTCGCATTTGGTGTGTTCCTTTCGACTCCTTAAAGATACAGGATCTGGTGGGCAGTGCTCATTTTGTGTGACACCTATTTGACTGGCACACCCTCTTTATCACTTAGATACCAAAGATACAACCTTTCTTCTTCTTCCCGTGCTTCAATTTCATGAGGTTGATGCTCATAGTCATAATTTTCCACGGGTTCTTGACAATAACACATTTTTCCATTTTTTAATTTGAGAGAACCCCTTACCCATTGTGCAAGGTGAGTCAGTTCATGCAAAAGAGTTTTTACATATGACTCCTGATCCATATGAGTTTGAAGTTCAATCAAAAAGTGTCGTGGGCGATAACCAGCATCAAGTGTGTCACAATAACCTACAACTTGCTCACGTTTCAATCCACGATGAACAATTTCGATCGTAATCTTGTGACGTGGAAAGAACTCATTCAGAAACCAAGTGGTAACATTCTCGCAGAGTTTCTTAGAATAACCATATCCAGAACAGAAGACGTAAGACATACTCCCCAATGCAAAAACCAGATGAAAGAACTAATAAAGATCAATTTGTGCGTTGTTGTCATTCAGAAAACTTTTTGTAGATCCATGCAATCAAAATAATAACAGCAATCGGTGCAACAATCCACCAATACTCTACAATCAACCAGATACCAAACAAAACAGCACCGAGCATCAACATTCCACCTAGATCTGTATCAGATGATGAACTTTCACCAGATCGAACTTCACGAAGATTGATGATCTGTTCAGCACCATAGATTCTTCGGAGTTGTTGTTCTGCTCCCTGAAATGTATTAGATTGAACTTCTAGGTTCTGATAACCAGATTCAGAACCTAACCAACATTGTGCTCTCCAAGTTGCCATGATAATTAAACCTCACTTAGCATAAAGATAAGCACCACTCCAATCTGCATTCTCCAGCAACCATTCACGTTGCTCAATGATTCGCAGATCGTAACGAACACCTTTCGCAGGAGATTTCCAAGATGCTGACTTGTAAATCTCACCAGTTTTCTTATCAATGAAGCAGTGAACAGATCGTGAACCATGAGCACTCATAATCACTTTGTGATACTTACGTCCACTCTCAAAAGTGAAGTCATAATCACACTGCCCATTCTTCAGATCTTCGATACATGCTTTGTGATAGTTCACAGAATGAGTATCACCAGCATCAGCATGATAGATGGAATTGTTATGCTGTTCGATGCTGTAATTGATGTAATTCTGACGGAGAGCATCACATAACATAAATGTCCATTTTGTGACATTCAGTTGAATGGTATTCTGTGCGTCACGTTGAGCACAGAAGTCGGAAAAATCTTGACGAAGTGCAGTTGTCATTTGATTGCGTTCCTTTGACTCTTTAATAATACACGTCTGAGAGGTGCCTAGGAGGATCTGTAGGCACCTTCTGAACTGTCACATGACTTCTGATTACCACTGCTTGCTAATTACAAAATTAGCATAACTGAACTCCCTACGATCAACCACTTTGAACATACCAAACTGATTATTGATGACATAACCTTCATGCAAAACCCACTTCTCACCAATCAAACAAGAGATGTCATCCATTTCATCAATGAAGGAAAACAGATCTTCCTTGATGGATGCAACAAGTTTCCACAATCGGATCAGGTTGACATCACAATCTGTTTTTTCTGCAATTTCATTTTCATCAATGGTACTCTGGTTGCGAATGCAGTCGTTGATTGCTTTTTTGATTGTTGATGCTTTCTTGTCATTCACAAACTCACAGAGAGTAGACATCTGTCGTGCAAACTTACACACATCCTCCAGATCTTCACGATAAGGATTCAATGAAACTTCAGGTTGCACAAACAAACACCGATCAGTGCTCAACAGTTTTGTTTTCAATGGTGTAGCAGATACGTTCCGCAGATCATCACCATTATCATAGATTGTGTGAGGAGCAATGATAATATCTTCAGAGATTATCTCAGGGAAGACGTAAGTAATCGTGTTGGGACGATAAGTATCAGAACCACCATACCCAATAAAATCACCTTGAAGGATAAGATTTGTGCGAGGTAGACAATCAAAAGCAGCATGAAGAATACGCGCAACTTTACCTTCATGGTTCTTATCAATTTCTTCATGAGAGTGATTGATCTTGATTTTGACTTTATTGAAGACAGATTTGGTGCCTACAAACCACTTTCCGTTTGCAGGATTGGTGCCCCAAACTAATGCTGGAGCACCATCCATTTTGATGCTGATGAAACTCTCTTTCTCAGAGAACCAGTCAAGAACTGAAAGATCACCAGTGAGAATCGAATCTTCAGGATGTTGGAGGTGCTTGTTTTGCATAATCAGAAGTTGAGATAGTTATCAATAGAGGTCTGAATGTCTTCAGAAAGTTGTGTTGGAGGAAGAATTGGATTCACTTCTCCAATGTCACACTTGTAATAGTCACCGAGACCAAACTTAGCAAAAACACCATCACCATCAGCATAATACCGATTGCGAGCAACATCATCTTCTACGATGATTGCTTGATACGTTGTCAAACAAAGAATCAATGCTGCATCAAATGTTTGACTGTTTTTGAAATCTTCCAGAGTTTTCTTATTACCCTGGAAGTTTTTCATCTTGATTGTTTGTGTTTGATGTGGAGTGCGTTTGTAGAATAGATTCTGACGCATCTTCAGTTCGACTTTAAGATCACCATACAAAAAGTCATAACCAATTTGATCGACTCGATTGAGATTAGAAAACTTTGCAAGTGCTTTCTCAATCGTCGTAGATTTTGTAAAGTTATCTGCACGGGATGTAAATCCAGAGTCAGAATAAACTCCACAAACAACACCAAATACTTTGTTCCAATTTACATCTGTTTCCAGATGGTCAATAAGATTTCCAATGGTCATAATTGAACTAACTCCGTTAGTGTCAGGTTTAAGAGCACTTGTGTGCTCATGAATAATGATAGGAGATTTCATTGAATAAGTCAATGGGTTGGGTACAGTTCAGCAACTGGCACAGAACTTAATCGACAGGAAGTTTTGCCATAGATTTACCCTTACGATGATCCTCAATAAACTTCAGTGCAGATTTACGATTACGGCACTTCTTGATTTGTTTTCCCTGATGAATAATCATCAGCTGAGTATCACTTCCCATTAAAGGAATTGCAGCATATTCTGCATTCTTTCCGACAGTAAATCCCATTTCAATAGGTTTTGGTTCCAGGATCTTTGAGTTGTGTTCGTGAATGTTCATCGCCGCACCACACTATCAAGAAGTTCACCTTTCTCAAACACAGTATCAATCACATTCTGAAGTGCTCGTTCAGTCGCAACACCAACCTGAGAATACACAGGAACCACACACAAACCATAGGATTTACCTGGAGCAGTGCGAAGAACACGCCCAACAGTTTGAGTCAGTTCAATCACATCCATGTTGCGAAGAAAGATCACTGTCTCCAGATTATTGACAGAAATACCCTCAGACAGAATAGAACGATGAAGAACTACAAACTTCTTGGATGGATTCTTACCCCATGCGTTGAGAGTGTCAAAGAACACCTCACGATTCACCTTCTTTCCATCAATTACTGCACCAGTTTTGGCAGTAATGTACAGATAAGAGTATCCACGATCATGCAACTGTTGAGCAAAATCAGTGAATGTCATAACATTCATCAGTTGCTTGGTAGTGCGAACACAAACCAAAATCTTCTTGGTTTCAGTGTCATCAATCGTCTCCAGAACATTGGTACAATCAAGATCAGGAGAGATCTGTTTTGTCTTGTAAATGTCATCAAACTTCTTCACTTGAACTTTTGGAGAAGCAATGTAACCTGCATCGACAAGTTCAGGAGCAGCAACACGGCAAATGATGTTACCATAAACCTCAACATCATTCATGCCAGGTTTCGCAACAGTCACAGAAGTTTTGCGAGTTGCAGTGAAGAAGTAACAACGATCTGCTTCTTGACTGAAGAACTCAGTCGCAGGAAAGAAGTTACGTTTGACAGAATTATGTGCTTCATCAAAATAAATTGTATTCACTTCAATGTCTGCCTGACGAATACGATCCAGAGAGTTGTATGTGGTGAAGATAATCACACTCTCACCCGCAGTTCGAGCAGTGTTTGCAAACAGATGAATCTTCTGTGGTTTGGTAGAACTGAAGTGTGAAGTTTCACCAGAGTGAACGTGCATCACATGCACATTACGAGTATCAATAATCTCTAGGAAATCGTTGCAGAGTTGTTCAGCAAGCAGAATACGAGGACAAACAACAACGATTGTACTTGATTGTTGTTCAATCACATTCTTTGCATCAGTAATCATTGTGATGGTTTTACCTGCTCCAGTGGGCATAATAAGTTGCCCTTTCTGATTCTGAAGCATTGCATCACAACCACGTTGCTGATGAGGACGAAGAGTAATCATGTAATGAATCAACGACAGAGTAATCATACCAAAAAACTGGCATCACGGCAAGATTGTGTGCCAGTTCTTAGAGTGTCTCAAAATCCAACTTTTATGTATGCTGGAGGTTGATCCATTTCGTTTTTGTAGAATTGATTGATACTAAATTTCTTTCTATTTACAATAATAAATCCCCTTCCACTTACAGCAGAATACCATGTCATTAAAACTTGTTTTTTAAGAATTTCTCTAACTAATGACTGATTTTTAGAAAAAAAATGTCCAATTTCATAACCAGACAAATG